GGTTGGAATCGATTAAGAACTCGAATGATGTTTCGCCACCGACAGGGCCATAGTTCGCTGCGCCAGCGGCCACAGTTGCGTAAGGTGCGACCTTGACCGTGGCTACGTTCGGAGTGAGGCTCGGCCGGACGTTTGAATTCACAAAGGCCGTGGTGGCGACCTTGGTTGAATTGTCGGTCGTTGCTTGCGTCGTCGCCGTAGTGCCATTCGGCAACGCAGTGGTACCATCGACGGTTGAGCCATTGCTCGGATAGTACGCGATCTCACCGGCGAGGCCGGGGCTGACTGTGCCGTTTGGATCAACTGTAGCCTTGGGCGTCGCGGGCGAAGCGGTGTAGTTACCGCAGACAGTATTCGGCGGGAATACACCGGAACATTGAGCCCAACCATAGGTAGGCGCAAGGGTGAGTGCGAGAGCAAGGAGAAGCTTTTTCATTGCTGTGTCCATCCACCAGTAACTAGATTAGGCATGATGACGAAGGCGCCGTAATCATTGGCGATTATGATTGAGGCAAGGCCCATGATGGTCTTACCCGCCGCCGGAAGGATTGTGATGTTGAAGCTGGCGGCGTGTCCGCCGATATCGACAACAGTCAGCGGCTGTGCGAGGTACGGCCCAGGAAGCGAGTTCGCCGGAGTGCCTGGAGCAGTGGGGTCCCACAGTTGCACTGTTACGAGCCCGGCGACGTTCACTGCTATGAGCGTGGTTCCGTTCACAGGCGATACCGTCCCCGCAGCCGTAACCGCGAGGACGTTTGTGTCGGGAGAGTTCACCCAGCCAACCGACGGCCCAAGCCAGCGCCGGACATACTGCCGAAATGTGCCGCCTTGGTCTAAGTCGGTTTGAGAAGCCATCAGGCCCTCCGGGTTTTCGCGGGCTCAGGCTTCGCCGCTTCAAGTTCGGCGTTGCGCGCCGCGAGGGCTGCGACTTGTTCTTGAAGCTTGGCGAATTCAGCCGGGTCCACTCCGGCAACCGAGACCGGCTGGGCCGGGGTAGTCGGCATCTGCCGAAGCATATCGGTGAGTTGCTTCTCGAAGCTAGAGAGAAGCGATTGCGAATAGCCCTGGCCGCCGAGGGATTCAATCGGGTGCTGCCACTTCGGCTCGCAGGCTTTGGAGATCGCCTCGGCTTCTTCGTCCAGCGGCTCCATATCCGGAGTGGGCTCACCGACGAAAACGATATCGCCGGGCTTGCCCTTGTCGGCGTGGCAAACGTTGATCTCGCCGTCGCGGTTGCAATCCGCCGGATCAGCAGGGTTCAAGAACAACGGAACCTGAAAGACCTTTCGGCCTTGGCGGCCTGAGGTGCGATCGGTTTCCTTGTATTCCCATTCCGTGCCCGGAACGTTCAGATAGTGTGCTTGGGTAAGGCGCCATCTAGCCATAGCGAACAGTCCTTTTAGTTTGGGCCGCGTGGCCCAGGGTTAACGCAAAGAGGTGGCCGACGATCGGAATATACAGCGGGAAGAACGTCAGCGAAAGCGCGAAGAAGGTAAAGATGATCAAGCGCGTGCGGGCGCCTACATCTTCCATACAAGCGGCGATTAGGAACCACAGAGCCACCGCGCCGATTCCGAGATCGGAGACGACCTCAAGGAAATCGTTATAGGCGTGTGGGGCCAGGACGTTGAACATGTTGGTTCTAACCTCAAAGCCCCGGTAAGTTTCGAGGAAAGAGCCGAAGCCATGGCCGAAGACGGTGAGGTGATTGATGGTATCCTGCCAAATCCCAAAGCGCGAGAGGAAGCTCGCGTCGAGATCGTTCTTCACCGTTACGATTACGATTGTGGAAAGTAGGAAGGTGATGTAGGCAAGAAATTTTGAGCGTTCCCAAAGGAATAAGATAATGGCGACCGAAGCACCGAGGACTGCGCCACGGGATTGGGAGAAAGCAAGTGCTGCAAGTGGAATTGGCAGAAGTGGCCATAGACCGTATGCAAGGGCTCCGGCGAGGGCTACGGCTGCGACAGCGCCGAAGATATTTGGGCCAATGATAGGACCAATGGTGAGGGCAAGAGCAAGGAGAATCCCTACAAGGAAGATATAGCCGACCCAAATCCATCGGAGCGTTTTGAGATAGTACCCGAGAACGAAGGACACGATCAGCGCCGCGAGGTAGGCGCTTGAATAAGATAGGTCAGTGTTTGACCATAGCAAAGAAGCCCCTGCATACAGCGCAAACACTGACCCATAGAGAACGATCGCCTCCAATCGGCCGAGGTAGACTTGTTGGAGGCGATCCATGTTATTCCTCCGTCCATTCAAAGACGCAGGACATACCGACAGGCGCTGCATAGGTCAAGCCATTGAGATTGACCGTCAGCATTTGAGCAATGCCCCGGAGAACAACCGGCGAACCGAGAGTTCCGAAGACTGCTTCATATGGAGCTTCGCTGGCGTTGGTAGGGGCACCAAAGCCAATATAGACGTCGGCGATCATCCCAGCTTGAGTACCGATGGTCGGATTACCGGTGAAGGCTTCCGCAACGGCAGTCGCCGTATTGGTGGTAGAGCCGGTAAGCGAGTTGGTACTGTCGTAGGCAATCGCAGACAGAGCCACGCCCGTACCGCCAGTGTTGGCGGTGGAACGCTTAATGATGGCCACAGGGTCCGTCTGCGCCGTAGCGGTGTAGCCGCTAATGGCGATTCGCCGGACCTTGACCGTCTTTGTGGCGGACCCAGAGAGCGTGCAGATATCGGTAGCGGCCGAATCCGGGACAATACCAGCACGCGTCGCCGAGTACGTCGGCTTCATCGTCGAGTTGTCGTACGCAAGCGTGAACACAGAGTTCAGAGTCGAGTTAACGCCCGGAACCTGCGCGTTCGCCGCGAGGACAACGGTGACCGCCGCTGCGAGGCCACCGAATAGGAGAGTACGAAGTTTCATTCAACCCTCCTAGTTCGCGATGTTGATACCGGCGCGATAGCCGGACAAGACGCCAGGGGTCGAACCCTGAATCTGGTCGAAGCGGTCGAGCACGATACCAGCCTGCACGGCGCCCGCAGTGTGGGTACCGGAGGTGACGAAGGACAGTTTCAGGAAGCGAGGGAGGGGCTGGCCCGGCACGACGAGCGGGATATCGACATTGGCGAGTTGAGCGCCAACGACGAGACTCGCTTCGAGTACCGTAGGACCGGTCCACATCGTAGTGTAGGAACCAATGCCGCCAGAGCCATCATCGGGAGCGCCCGACAGGGTGACGTACATGTTGGTGCCGCCTTCGAAGAGGGTGGTCACGTTGACCAAGAGTTTCAGCGACGGGTCGTCGCCGATGCCAAGGTCACGCGCGCCACCGCCGTTGGCGGAAGTGGGTAGGCCAGAAAGGCCGAGGTCCAAGATGTTCGACGCGACCTGAGTACCGGTCGTGGGAGCATCGGTGTTGGCCCCGGAAGTGATACCGCCAGTGGCGCCGTTCGAAGTGCCAGTGAAGGTAAGGAGTCCGTCAAGAATCATAGCCGTTCTCCTTTAGAAGCCAGTGACCTGGGCTTCGTTGTTGAGGATCGCGTCACAGGTCCGCACGGGAACGCCGCGGAAGGTTGTGACAACTTTGCCATCGAACTGTTCCAGGCGGAGCAGCACGTTGGTTTTGTTCATCGCCTGCAAGTCGAGGTAGGTACGGATCACGCGGTTGCAGTAGATAACCACGCGGCCCATATCAGCCCGGATCGCAGGGGTATCGGCGGACTGGATCGCACCAGCGGACGCGGGCTGAGTCGGCATGCGGTAGAGGCCGCGAACGATTAGGTTGATCAGATTCGCAGCGGATACGCCGGTCAGTTGAGTGACGTCAACGTTGGCGATGCGTACGCAGTAGCGCCAGTCACGGCCGACCAAACCGATCTCCCACTTGAAGTGGTCGCGATAGGCTTGGTAGGTGTTACCGGCGGTATCCTGCACCGGCCACTCGCCCATGTCCTTGTGTTGAAGGCCAGTGATCTTGCCCTTCGGGAAGGTTGCATGGTAGGTGTCGGCGCCCCAACAGACGATCCAGATCGACGTATTGGTCGAGCCGGTACCGCCACCGTTGAGGACGTTGTTCGCCGTCTGCGACACAGCGGTATCGCCCGTGGAGTAGCGCGGGGCGAGGCCAGTGAAGCGTTCCGGGTTGATGTACTGGTTGCCGTAGATCAGCGTGGTGGCAACCTGTTGGGACATGCCCTCAAGGAAGGCCCGAACTTCGGACAGGC